TGTGTACATTGCGGATTTCCCTGTGATCTATCGAGGGACAAAATCAAAGCAGGCAATGGCAACAGTTACACTACCCTTACCGGCGTTGTGAGTCAGGCGCAATATCCTGACGATTGGACAACCAAGTTTGGCTGTCCGCAATGTGGGCGAGGGGAATATAACAGAAAATTATAAGGGAGTAGAAAAATGAGAGTTTTAAAAGATTTAATCGGGGGAACCAGACCCGCTACTCTGGAAGTGCCATATAACGGTAGCCTTGACGTTGATTGTGTAACCAAGCGGTATAAGGGGTCCACTGTCAAACTCTTGGATTATGATAATATTGACCATGGACGTTTTTATACTTGGGGCGGTTTGGCTACTGCTGGTGAGAACGTATGCGGTATTCTTGAAGAAGAAATCGGCATAACTGGCAGTTATCTTCCAGATAATGCGACCAATGGCATGGTCTATAGGAAAATGACCCCATGCTTTGGTTCAACCATTATTCAGGCTGAGTATGCCCAGAAGGATGCTGCGGGTACGGACAACTACGATACTGATATGGCTGGTGCTGCGGGTTCGGCTGCGCTTACAGGGTCCACGATTACCGGAACGGGTGATATGGCTGGCGGTTGGGTGTACTTTCTTAATGGTTCTTGCGCGAGTTATCTGCACTACATTGTGATAGCCACTACCAGTACAAATGTACTGACATTGGGTACGGCTTTAGCGGCTGCGGTAGTGAGTGCGGATGATTTTTTGGTTATCCTTCCTCCGTGTGTTCAGAAGTGTCTTATGGATGCGACTTACACGGGCATTAAAAGTGAGTTGACGTTTAACTCACACACTCACCCGATTATGGGAATTTCAACATGGATTACCGCACCGGGGATACCGATGCAAAAACTGGACAGAGCCAAGCACGATGGTTTGAAGATTGCCAATGCAAGGTTTTATCATCAGTTTGCGTTATCAGGTTCGGACACAGTTCCGAATGCTTGGTCACAGATGTATAATACATAAGGAGGTAGCAAATGAGTAATTTAATCACTGAGAATTTCGGTGACCTCCTTGATGCAAGGATACGCCGAATTTACGACACGGAGTACAAGGAAAACATAGACACGTCTATGATTCCTAAACTCTTTGGGATGGAAACATCCGGCCGGAACTACGAGATCGTAAGTGGTATCGGTGGAATGGGCGACCTTCAGGATTTTGACGGCACTATTTCATACGATGATATTGGTCAGCTTTACGACAAGACCTTTACGTTTCCTGAGAAGGCTTTGGGAATGAAGGTTGAGCGTAAGCTGTACGATGACGATATGTTCGGGATCATGGATAAAGAAGTTTGTCCCACTATTGACATGAGAATGGCGGCATAATGACACAAAAACCCCTTGCTGAAATACGAAGAACCAGAACTCCTAATGTAGTGTGTGAAACTTGTGGGGAAGGTTTTTTTAAACACCCTTGCCACATGAAAAGAACAAAGCAAAGTTTTTGTTCAAAGGAGTGTATGGATATTTTTACAGGCGGGGGAAAACTTCTAAGATGCGAGATTTGCGGAAAAGAAGTATGGCGCAGGAGAAGCAAGATAAAACGTAATGCTCATACTTATTGCAGCAACGAATGTTACGTGAAGTCGTTTAAGAAAACTGAAGAAACTGCAAAAAATATGCTTTCTAATCGTTCTTATCGGAGATGGAGAGCAGCCCTTCTTAAAGGTGCTTCTTGTATTTTGTGCGACACTCGCAACAACTTAGAATTGCACCACATTGAGTCAAGGCAAGATTGTCCTGAAAAAGTAAGGGATGAATCAAATGTTTGTCCAATGTGGGCGCCGTGTCACGATATTTTTCATAGCAATAGTAGCAAAGGCGAAGAATTGCGGGGAACCCTAAACGCTATTTTAGCGCATGGCAATCCGCAGCCGAGCCGTTCAAATGTGGTGGATTTAGTAGAACGGAAGGTTCAGAGACTAACGGGTGAGGAAACTACAACCAATAAGCCCGACACGAGAATCGCCCCCGAAAGGGATGATATAGTCCGAGCTTATGGGAAACCATAAGAAGCAAGGCTTAAACGCCAAGCGATAACAACACTGAGACGTCCGTGGCAAATGGCCGTTTCCTCTGCAAGAACGAGGGAGAAGGCCGGTGCTGCGATTTTTAACGGTGCGTTTGTGGGAACCGATGGGCCTGACAGTTTGCCCTTATGTAGTGCTTCTCATCCGTATTCACCGGATGACGCTACCACACAGAGCAATGCGGGTTCAAACGCTTTAGGCCCTGTTGCGGTGGAAGCCACACGGCGAATCGGCCATACCTCTATTTACAATGATCGTGGGGAGTTGATGTTCATTAATTATGACACGATTCTCTGCACGATCAACAATGAGGAAACCGCCTATGAGATTATCAACTCAACGGGCAAGGTCGATTCCGCTGACAACAATCCAAACTTCCACAAGGGCAGATACAGCCTTGCCGTGTGGGATCGTCTGACCGATTCAAACAATTGGTTTATGATCGACTCCCGGCTGGCAAAAATGTTCTTGCTTTGGTGGGATCGTGTGAAGGACGGTATTAAGCAGGACACCGACACTAACACGCTGGTTGCCAAGTGGTACGTTTATGAGCGTTACAGCGCGGGCTGGGCTGATTTTCGCCCGATTTACGGCCACAATGTAACATAACCTTTTTTGGATGGGAGAGTTTTAATCGGAATAACTCTCCCATCCCATAACAGTGTCTCATGCCGAATCCGATTATCGGTGATTCGAAAGAGATGAGACGAAGGAGAAAGAATGACAACTTTTGGAGATATAATTTATCAATTAGGTGGTGTACCTGTGAATAGTGAGTTCACCACCGGAGATGTGTATTTCGTTCATTCAGGTACGGGTAGCAACAGCAACGAGGGAAAGAAACCGGGTGCTCCGGTTGCTTCCTTTGATTATGCGACTGGCCTGTGTACGGCAAATAAGGGCGATATTATTTACGGTATGCCCGGACATACTGAATCAATTTCGGCGGCGGGAACCATTACATCAGACGTTGCCGGGGTTAAAATTCAAGGGCTTGGTTTTGGTCATACAAGACCCATTGTGACATGGGATACGACTGCGGCTGCCTGCTGGAATGTTACAGGTGCTAACTGTGTGGTAGACAATCTCATTTGCAACGCGAATATTGCCGATGTTGTAATGGCCTATGATATTGATGCTAAGAATTTTACGATTCAAAATTGCAAGTTCATAGAACAGGCATCTGCCAAAAACTTCCTTTCTTGCATTGGAACAGACGACACGAATAATGCCGCTGATGGGCTGGCTATCCTGAATAACAGAAGGATTTCCGTTGATGAGGAAGCGTTGGCGTTTGTTTCGATTCTGGCTAACATCACGGATCTTCAGATTAAAGGAAACTTCGACAATCAGGCTTCTGCTGCTGATATCGGGCATTTCCTGATTCTTGGAGCTTTTGACGTTCTTGGTGCTGAGATAACTCACAATCACTTGAACCTGACGGGTAATGATAATGCTACGGCAGTTGGCATTTTCGTAACGGGTAGTTCCACTGACTGTACAGGAACTATGGCTTATAATCTGTGCGGATCACTTAACACAACCGGACTTTTCGCTACCGCCACTTTAGGTTTTCAACAGTTTGAAAATAAATATACTGGCGTTATTGCTAAATCCGGCTATACCGATCCTCTTGCGGATAGTTGATCCTTAACCTTTAACCCTATGATGTGCCGGGGGTTAATTCTCCCGGCACTCAAGGAGAAAATAATGAGAGATCCTCAAGAATTAATAGAAGTTGTTGAATTAGACCATGACAACAGTTCAGCCACGGTTCACAAGGCTTGCTCTGACAACCTATACTTCAGGGTTAAAGAACTTCACATGAGCGTATATGAGGCTTCTGCCGAAGGGGGTATTTTAGAAATCCTGACATCTGAGGGTGAGTTTGTCTGGAAAACTTATGTGGACGTTAAGAAAGACCTGTCTGTTCCGTTTGGAAATAACGGCGTAAAGGTGGGGCAGAATACGGGCATTCAGGCGATTTTATCAGGTGCGACCACACAAGCGTCTGTGTCTTTGTGTGTGATTGCCCAACTGTCAATTGATTAGGAGGGGAGGGAATGGCACGAAAAAAGAAATCAGAGTTTGATTTAGTCCATGCTTCGGTAGATCAGATCAGGGAAACCAAGAATG